CCCCACCTGTTGCACCATAAGAAGATGTAAGTGAGAAACTTCTATCTGCTGTTTGGTTTTCTGCATCTGTTGCTCTTATAGTAAAGTTATATGTTGTTGCTGTTGTTGATGCTCCACCGAAATCGGTAGTTTCTAAAGCACCTGTTGATGTGTTTAATGTTACATTCGCTGTTGTAAGATTACTTCCTACTTCTGAATAAGTTATAGCACTATCTGATGTTGCTGAAAGTGTTGCAAGTGTTCCAGAGAAATCTCCTGCAAATGTACCTAAGTCTCCTGCTGAAGTTGTCCATGTAGGTGCATCTGAAACTGTAAGAATATTTGTAGATGATAATACTGAATTACCATCTGGATTTTCAATTCTAATTTTGTATTGAGCATCAACTGTTAGAGTAACTGTAACTGTTAATGATGTTGAGTTATTAAATGTAACTGTACTAGCTGTGTACCAAATACCAGTTGAAGGATTTAAAAATTCTACTTGAGGTACTGACGTAAAGTTTGAACCTGTTATTGTAATAGTTGCTTCTGCATTATCTATTGTGTCTGGTGAAATAGAACTAATAGTTGGTTTAGTTTCTCCAACTGTTACACTTCCACCTAAATTAACTGCTGAACCATTTATAGTAATAGATTGATTAGCTAACTTAGCATTAGTAACTGAATTATCTGCAAGTCTTGCAATGTTAAGAGTTCCAGTTAAACCAGAAGCATCAAAATCTGCTACTGAAAATGTTCCAAAACCAACAATTTCTAAAATATCATTTACACTAGCACCTGTTGTTAAGACTACATTACTTCCATCTGTTGCTGTGTAATCCGAACCATTAACTAATTTTACTCCATTTAAATATACATCAGTAAATCCACTATCATAAGCTAAAGTATTACCATTAGCATCTGCACCAGTAAATGTTGTCTGACTTGCTGTTGCTGTGTATTTGTATCTAGCTGAAGTACCATTAATACTTGAACCTGCTAAATCAAATGACGAGCCATTCCATATTTTTAATTTTCCTGCTGTAGTATCAAACCACATATCTCCATTATCTAAAGAAGTGGTTGGGGCTGTTGCTGAAATTCTATAAACTTCACCAAAGTTATTTACTGAAGCTAGGTTTGTTGCAACTGTATTAATATTTGTAATTGCTCCACCAACATTATTAACATTAGTGATTGCTCCTGCTACTGAATTAATATTAGCAATATCTGTAGCCACAGTTCCAATATCTGTAGCATCTCCTGCAACAGCAGTTACGTTAGCTGATATACCTGCGACTGTAGTTACATCTGCTGAAACTCCTGCAACACTTGTGATGTTTGTATTATTAGTTGCAACTGTATTAATATTTGTATTGTTACCTGCAACAGTATTTATATTTGTACTGTTTGCATTAACTGCATTGATGTTTGTTGAATTTGAATTTACTGCTGATACTGCACTAGAGATACCTGCAACCGAAGTTACATCACTATCAATACCTGCAACAGTATTTATGTTAGCTGAATTAGCATTAACAGCATTAATGTTTGTGCTGTTTGAATTTACATTAGTTACAGCAGTTGAAATACCTACTACTGAAGTTACATCAGCACTAATTCCTGCAACTGTAGTAACATTGGCATCTATACCTGCTACTGTATTAACATTGGCAATATTTGTACCAACTGTATTAACATTAGTTATATTGTTTGATACTGTATCTATTTCTGAAGTTGCTTCATTTAAATCGTTAGCCGCAGTTTCTATTTCTGAAATAGCTTCATTTAAATCATTTGCTACTGTAACTACGTCTGCAATGTTAGTTGCAACTGTTGTAACATCAGCTATGTTGGTAGCGACTAAACCTATATCTGTAGCATCATTTGCTACTGTTGTTACATTAGCACTAATACCTGCAACCGTTGTAACGTCTGCACTAATGCCTGATACTGTTGTAATATTTGGTAAGTTTGTAGATATGAATTGTTTGTTAACAGCATCAGTATTATCTACAGGGTCTGCAACATTTTTTAATCTTTTATTTTGAGTGTCCCATTGAAAATCTATATTTGATAATTTGATAACATCACCTGCATTATCAATAGCTTCTTGTGACATAAAGAATGCCTGTTCACTATCTGTATCTAAATCATTTTCAGTAAGAACTGAACCAGAAGCATAATCTGTTAATCTAGTTGTTTGTGATGTTGTTCTTCTAATCTCAATAGCTACGCCTGAAGCAGGTGCAGTATTGAATGTAAGGGTAGTTCCTGCGGCATTCAGTGAATAAGCTGTTGTAGCTGACCCTGCAAGAGTGATTGTTAAATCACCTGTAGCTCTATAGCTAAAGGGTATTGAATAAGATGTTGTACTGTTATCGCCTGTATAACGTACAAAACTGTTTGCCATGTGTTATTTTCCTTAATATTTGGATTAGTTTTACTAAAAGAGCAGGTTTAGTCTCTATTGAGCTAACGTCTCTAGGGTTTCTCTGTGTTTCTTCATTGAACGATACTTATTTTGAAGTAAGGCTTTTCTTCTTTCTTCAAATTCAGGGAACTCACGCATCATCAGTCTTTTAGCATTTCTGTCTATTCTTTGAATAAAGCCTATAATTACTTGGGCTTGTTCATCTTTGCCATTTATAGTTCCATCAGGATACATATAAATAAAACTTTTCTTATCTAAAATCATCTTTTCAACATACTCAGCTAACGTATATTTTTTACCTGTATAAGTAGAGCTTGTTATAATAGCACCGTTTGAAGTTACTCTTGTTTCATCTTTTATCTCTAACATTCTATCGTATGCTGTTTGATTTTTAGAATTTCTAATATCTTTTAATCTCATTCCCATGCTATCTCCTTTTACTTTTAAGGTAGCTTGAGGGTGATTATACTTAAATTCTCTTTCTCTAATAAATTTAGCTGTCTCTGTGTTCTTAAAATTAGTCATAGCAAACGGAGAAGACCATAGTCCACTTTCACCACCTAATCCAAATAACCAACCGTTTTTTCTATCAATCTTTTCTCCAAACATATTACGTCTAGGCATGACTGAAGTCTTACTATCTAAAGGGTTTAGAGTTTGTAACCTATCATTTAAAGTGTACAATTCTCTTTCCCATTCATCATTAACTCTATCTATATATCGTAAGCCTCCTGATAAAGGGAAAGCCTTATAAACAAATTGTGATAACACTTGTGACCCCATTTTATCCAATCTTCTTGAGTGCATGGCTTCATCAGAACTAAAGAAGTTAGCTAACTCAATAATGTTTTTTGTATAAAATTTAGAAGTTAAGTTTCTTGTCATTGTTGCTACAACACCCATAACTAATTCTGTAGTATCTTGTTGCACAGCAGGGTCTATATCATCTGTATATTTTAAATGTTTATTCATTAACTCCACTAAATCTGCCGCAATAAAGAATGGCATCATAAGTGGGTCTAATCTATTTAAAGAGATATATCTGCCATCATCAGTTTTATATGAGTACGGTTGTTCACCTGTGTTTTGTTCTTTGTCTCTTTGTTTTTTATAACTTCTATCTCCACCGCCTGTAATTTTACCAGACATAGCAAAACCAATAGCAGTTCCCCATAAAGCCCAACCCATTTGTATTCTAGCTTTTGCTTCAGCCGCCGCTTCTGGGTTAAGGTATTCTTTTTTTCTAAAAGGGTTTAGACCTCTAGCTATTTCACTTCTTAATTTTCCGTTTGGTAATCTTTTTTCAGCTAACATGTGTTGCATTTGAAATTGAAATCTGCCTAGAAAAGGTAAATGCTGTGCTGACCATCTTAATAAGTTTGATGGTGTGTTGACAAAGTGAAGACCTAAAACTCTTAATGCTTTATGCTTTGTAGCTATTCTTAAAATTGAACCAGTAAGTTTGTCTTCTAATTTTCCTGTGTCAGGGTTTATTTGACCTACGTTACCTGTGTAAGAACCTTCTTGTGCATCATATAAAGGTGAATTTAATCTAGCATTAACTGTTTTATCAATTTCTACTGCTGAACCATTTTCATTAATAAACTCTGCTTCTATTTCTTTTGCTCTTTGTTTATATTTATCTGCGTAAGTAATGTCCGTAAAATTCTTTTTATTTATTTGTATTTTAGTATCACTCATCACGCTAAATTCAGGGTTTTCTTTTAATATTCTTGAATTAATTAAAGATGTCATTCTTGCTTTAAACATCATAGATTTAAGAAATTCATCTCCTGCTGATAAAACTCTCATAGGGGCAGAGATAACTCTTCCTGTACCTCTAAATCCACCTGTAATAATTTTACCTAATGTACTACCATCAGCACCTACAGTTTTAGAAACAGCATCACCCCAAGCATCAAACAAATCTTGAAGTTGTCCTTGCCTCATTGTGCTGTCGTGTTTCATTTGTCTACTATCAAGAATAGCTCTACCTTCTCTAAAAGATTTAGAGGCTCTTTTTAAAGCATGACCTAAAAATACATATTGATATAAATAAGTTTGAAGTGCCTCTCTCATAATAACTTTTGCTCTATCTGCATCTCTGAAATACATGTTAGCACCTCTTAATAATCTAGTTGCAGGTTTCCACTGTGTTTGTACTAGACCTGACACAATGTTAAGTATGTGTGTATCAGGTGAAGATAGTAGATTATTATTAACCCATTCTGTTGCCAAATCCCATTTGTCCACTTCTCTTGAATTTTGCAATGCTCTAATAATTTGGTCTCTATCTGCAAGTTTTCCTACAGCTTGTATAAATTCCCATTGTTGTTCAGCAGTGCCTTTTGATAAATCCAACATTTTAGGGTCTTCAGGAGTAGCCATTAATTTAGTAACTCTTGTTCCGTCAGCATCAATGTTTCTAGCACTTAAAGCTCTTGCTATGTTAGTACCCATAATACTGTCTACATCTAATAGTTTTTCAGTTATTTTTCTTTCTTCTTGAAATTTAAGTATCAACTCCATCTTTTCTTCAGGTGTGTAGTGATATTTAGTATTTACACTCTCTGAACCGATTGCACCCATTATGTCGTGTCTAGTTTTAATTGCATCTTTTTGTGAACCCATTGTTACATAAAGTTTAACAAATTCATCACTGTATGCGGCGTTGTTAGCTCGTTCTTCCAATTTTTTAGGGTCAGCACCAAGTTCTTTCATCTCGGTTTTCATTTGTTCAAATGTAATTTTACCCTTGTTCAATCTTTCTGTAGTTTCTAAAATATTATATTTAATTAAACCTTCATAAGAAATGTCTTTACCTGTACTAGGGTGTTTAAATTTAGTTGCGTTGTTAGATAATAAAGGTGGTTTATCTACATTAGTAATTTCACCTTCATTTAATCTATTAATATATTCTTTTGTGGATTTGGGTGCAGGTTTGTTTTTTAGGGAGGGAGTGTTGTTGTCAGGCATTAACTTGTCAAATAATTTTGCACCTGACATATTACTTCGACCTTTGTCTTCTATTTCTTGTAAAACTTGTACACTTTTTCTTCTTAATGAATTGTTTGTTAATTTAAAAGCACCTGCCGCAAACGCAGAACCAAAAGCTGTACCAAAACCAAACCCTGCGGCTGTTGATATTGCTCCTCTACCTACGCTGTACTCATCTTGAATACCTGCTTTTATATTTGTAGTTTGTAATAAAGCATCTTGACCACCTGCTATAACAGCATTGATACCACCTTCAGTTAAACCACCTTTAATTATGGCGTTACCCATTGCCGCTTTTTGTGCTTGTTTTGAAGTTTCTTTTAAGGCTTGTTCGTTAAGTTCACCTGCTATTTTATTTTTTAGCGTTACTCTTAATGCTTGTTTATAAGCTGTTTTAGCCGCTTGACCGCCGACACCTACTCCTATTAAGTTTACAGGGTCAGCTATCATAGCTCCACCATTATCAACTAACCATGCACCAAAATTTCTATTTGGGTCATTCCAAAATGAAGGTAAGTTTTCATACGTTTGTGATATGTATGCAAATTCTTTTAATCTTTTATCATCATCTTCACCCATGACATTAGACATATCCATACCCATAGACACAGTGTTGTTTGTTCTCCAAGACCTGTCAGTATAGAAATAATCTAATAAATCTGCATGAGACATTTTATTAAATTTTTTATCGTTTTCTCTATAAGAGTAATAACTTTTTAATGTGTTGTAAAATCCTTCAGTCTGTATTTCTTCTAAAGCACCTTCATCTGTAGTAGCTATTTTAGGTACAGTATAATTTGCATTAAAAATAGGTTCTTCTATAGTTTTCTTGTTTAATGTTTTAAATTCCATTATCTATTTCCACTTCTTATTCTTGGAGTTTCTTTTGGTCTATTAATTATATTTTCTATAGCTTGTTCAATAGTTTCAACAGGAACATTTAATTTTTCAGATATAGAAGCTATCATTTCATCTCCTTGCTCTTGTGGAATAAGTTGAAAAAATTCCAGATTAAATTTATTGTCAGGAATTATTGATGTAAGGGCTTGTTCAACTAAAGGCATTACTTTGCTTTCAGTAAGACTTTGATTAAGAGATTCCATAAAAGATGCTTGACCTTGACTTCTTTGAGAACCTTCTTTTAAAGTTGTTGTACTATCTGTTGGCTCATACTCAGGTATCTCTATGTCAATATTTGGAATTGCCTCTACAATAGCGTTAAATGTTTCATAGAAACCAGAAGCTCGTTTTGTTTCTTCCTTTGCTTCCTCTATTATTTTTTCATCAGCAGTCTTGTCAATTTTATCTTTCTTAGCTTTTTCTTCAGCCTTAATTCTATCAACTTCCTGTTCATCAAAAGTTTTCAAGTTAATTACGCCTTGTGTGTTTTCATATTGAAGTACGACATCTTCTAGCTTTTTTTTCATAAAAGCGGCTCTTTCTGGGTTACTGGGTTTTAATCTTTTTTTTCCTGCGGCTTTAGCGTCTTCATAATAATCTTTTTCAAAATCATATATTTCAACAATAAGGTGTGCATTAACTCTATCTGTTGCAACTTTTATTAAATTTCCTTCAGGGTTTGCGGCTTGTTGTTGAGATAATACATCTGCTAATTTATTGTTTAT